GGAGTAGTAAGGAATAACGAAAAGATAAGTGCTAATCTTTTCATCGTTCTGTGAGTAAACACTGCAAGTATTTATGATAAATACATAAAAAACATTTAGATGGCTAATAATAGAGAACTTAGTCAATTTGGAAGACTTGTTACTGTTGTAGAAAATACATATACTGGAATTGGAACAACGTCCAGTCTGACAATTTCGATGGGAAATATTGCCCCAATTCAAGTCAATGCATCTGGAGTTATAACTTCTACACAATTTGTTGGTCCAATTACTGGCAATCTGACTGGAGACGTAAATTCAACTGGTGTTAGCACTTTTGCAACATTAAATATTACTCAATCAAACCCAACAAACTTAAATGTGTCTGGTGTTTCCACACTAGGAAATACGGTGGTTGGTGGAGCAACAACACAATTATTGGTAAATGGCAATGCTCGTATTATTGGAATTCTTACTATCGGCACAAGTTCAGTTACACTAGATGGTACTAATAATCAAGTTAATGTAGGAACTGGTGTCACTATACATCATACTAATGGAGTTCAGGTAGGAGAAAATACAGTTCATTCTGCTGGGTTAACTGTTAATCAAATTAGTGTTACAGGTGTTTCTACTTTTGCTGGTATTGCAACTCACACTACAAATCTTTTTGGAACTCAAGCATCCTTTACTGGTGTAGTAACAGCGTTAAGTTTTAGAGGAGATGGTTCAGCATTAACGGGTGTCATAGCAGGAACTTCTTCTCAATGGACAACAGGATCAACAGGAATTACCACGACTTCTAATGTTGGCATTAAATCAACAACACCATCATCAGCATTGGATGTTACTGGAGATATTAAAGTTACTGGTATAATTACGGCTACAGATTTTAACTCATCTTCCGATATTAATTTAAAGAAAAATATTCAAGTCATTGAAAATCCGATTACTAAACTTTCTCAACTTAATGGTGTTACATTTACTTGGATTGAAAATGAGAAAGCATCAGTCGGTGTTATCGCACAAGATGTTGAGAAAGTTTTACCACAACTTGTAAATGATATGGGATCCCACAAAGTTGTAAACTATAGTGGTTTGATTGGTCTTCTGGTAGAATGCATCAAACATCAACAAAGGCAAATTGATGAGATAAAGGAACATTTGATTGGGGATTGACAAGCGCAGGAAACTGTAGTATGATAAATAGGTAAACAAATGTTACGAAATTCTCATATTTCTTAACATTGCTTACACCCGTTAACCGAGACCTATGGGTGTATAAATTACGTCTCTCATATCCCGCCTGAGGGTGGCGGGAGCATAGTAACTCCACCATTTCCCTGATGGTCTTACTACCTGTTTATTAAAAATGACTGCTACACTTTCACGTCAAAAATCACAATCGAATACTTGGGAACAGTTCTGCCAGTGGGTCACTAGTACCGATAATCGTCTTTATGTCGGTTGGTTCGGAGTCCTCATGATTCCTTGCCTGCTTGCAGCTACTATCTGTTTTATTGTTGCCTTTATCGCTGCTCCTCCTGTGGACATCGATGGCATCCGTGAGCCCGTTGCTGGTTCACTCATGTACGGAAACAACATCATCTCTGGTGCTGTAGTTCCTTCATCCAATGCAATTGGACTTCACTTCTACCCCATCTGGGAAGCTGCTTCCTTAGATGAGTGGCTCTACAACGGTGGTCCTTTCCAACTGGTTGTATTCCACTTCCTGATTGGTATCTACGCCTATATGGGTCGTGAGTGGGAACTCTCCTACCGCCTGGGTATGCGTCCTTGGATCTGTGTTGCTTATTCGGCACCTGTTGCTGCTGCGAGTGCAGTGTTCCTGGTCTATCCTTTCGGTCAAGGTTCGTTCTCTGATGCGATGCCTCTGGGTATCTCTGGTACGTTTAACTACATGCTTGTTTTCCAGGCAGAACACAACATTCTCATGCATCCTTTCCACATGTTGGGAGTTGCTGGTGTCTTCGGTGGTTCTCTGTTCAGTGCTATGCACGGTTCTCTGGTTACTTCCTCGCTGGTTCGTGAAACCACTGAGAATGAGTCGCAGAACTATGGTTACAAGTTCGGTCAAGAAGAAGAGACTTACAACATTGTTGCTGCTCATGGATACTTCGGTCGTCTGATCTTCCAGTATGCATCGTTCAACAACTCTCGTTCACTTCACTTCTTCCTTGCCGCTTGGCCTGTAGTTGGCATCTGGTTTGCTGCTCTTGGTGTTAGCACCATGGCATTCAACCTGAACGGTTTCAACTTCAACCAGTCCCTTGTTGATTCGCAAAACCGTGTAATCAATACCTGGGCAGATGTTCTGAATCGTGCCAACCTTGGCTTTGAGGTGATGCACGAGCGTAACGCTCACAACTTCCCTCTTGACCTTGCTGCTGCTTCTACCACTGAAGTTGCTCTGACTGCTCCTTCTATTGGTTGACACATAATCTAAAACTAGATAAACTAGGAGGGGAAACCCTCCTTTTATTTTCTCTAAATATTTTTCAGTTTATATTTGCATATGAAATTTACAGTTTACTCTAAAGATGGTTGTCCTTATTGCACAAAAGTTCAGCAGGTGCTACAATTAGCTGAGTTGCAGCATGTAGTCTACAAACTGAATAACGATTTCACTCGTGAAGAATTCTATGCAGAATTTGGTGAAGGATCTACCTTCCCTCAAGTGATTGTTAATGATCAACACATCGGTGGTTGTACCGATACGGTTCAATATCTGAAGGAGCAGAATTTGGTTTGATGGAAAACAATACTCAGGAAATTTATTCTGATGTAGAAAAGGCAATTGATTATGCATTCAATGGTCAATTTGTAATGAAGTTCTATGACTATCTTAAGATACGAGGAACTAAAAAAGTAGAAGTTGAAGAGTTTATTGAAAGTTCAACTGCTCATCAACTCAATGATTTGGTAATGGATCTTGATGATTATCTTGAAGGTGGATCAGATGAGATACATAAACAACTTCGTGAAGGTTATGGACACATTCCCAAACCAGAAGCAAGAAAAATTAGAAATTATCTTCACGGTATTTTAGAGGATGCTTGGCAATACAATTATGACAAGAGGCGTGGGAGACGGAAGAAGCAAACTAAATAGATCAGAACCCGAAATTAATCGGGGTGTTGAACTACTATTACGTAATAGGAGGAGAAGATCTGTACAACCAAAGACTTTCCAAGTGAAGTTTGGTAAAATGATCTCCCTTTTTCGAAGAGAGTTTCATTTTTATGTTGAATTTCACTTTGATATAAGAAAAAAATAACTCTCTGGAGAAAAACAATGTTAGCAGTAACACTTACCATTGGCACATTAGTTTCAGTAATGTTCTTTTTTGTTGGTGGTATAATAGGGTGGATGGCAAAAGAACATTTTTATCAAACCCAACCAGTGTTTACACACCCAGAGATGTTCGACTCAAATGGAAATATTATTCCTGACGAAATTTTAGCTGTGAGATTTGAAAACGATTATGACTACGACGAAGACGAGGAAGACGAGTGAAGAAACAACCAAACTTCCTCCCAATCCATTCATGAATGAGATCCTGGATCTTGTTTCAAAACAAAAAACTAATGCAAAAAAAGTTGAAGTTCTGAAAGAGTATGCAAACGATGCTCTGAAGTCTTTATTCATTTGGAACTTTGATGACTCTGTTATCTCCGTACTTCCTGCTGGGGAAGTTCCTTATAAACCTAACGAAAGTCCACTAGGTACAAATCATTCTTCTCTAAGAAAAGAATTCAAACACTTTTATAATTTTGTAAAAGGTGGTAACGATAGTCTTCCTAGACTTCGTAGAGAATCTATTTTCATTCAGATTCTGGAAGGTCTTCATCCCGATGAAGCTCAAATTCTGTGTCTTGTAAAAGACAAACAACTTCAATCAAAGTATAAGATTACTAAGGATATTGTGACAGAAGCATATCCAGATATTACCTGGGGAGGACGTTCCTGATGTGTCAAGTTCTTCATCAGAAATGTGAAAAGTCAGTAGCAAAAGATAAATCTTTACCTTTAAATTCTTATATTGTCACATATGTTTCTGATGAAGAAACTTTCTACGATATTGTAGTTTGTCATAAACAAGTTGAAATATTTGATATGTACTGGGATAGATATCGTGAAGGTTTAAAAGATATTAGATGGACGGATGGAAGAGTGAATCCAAAGCTTTGGCAGTCTAAATCGGAGAACAAAAAGAAATGAGTGAAGGTTTTAGTGAAGAAAAAATTGAAGTCGCTATCAATAAAAACGAAGTAAATAAGATTTTAAAAAACTACAAAAAAATTAAAAAGTATATGCGATCTCCATTGTTTGCAATTAAAACAATGGATGGTAATGAAGAAATTGTTAGCGACCTTCTAAAGGATATTGGAAATGGGTAAACATTATCTTTTAAATTTGTATGGTTGCTCGTTTGTCCTATTGGACGACGAGATTTGTCTTATAGATCTATTAGAAAATGCTGCAGTTGCAAGTGGTGCTACTGTAGTTCAAACCATTTCTAAAAAGTTTGATCCACAAGGAGTTACTGTAATCTGTTTACTTTCTGAAAGTCATATTAGTATTCATACATGGCCAGAAGAAGGCAAGGCAGCAGTTGATGTTTATACCTGCGGAGAATGCAACCCTAAAATTGGTTGTGATATTATTATTCAACAACTTTATGCTCAGAATCATACGCTGAGTTATATTGAGCGTTAACTAAATAACCCTATACTGGAGATTGCACATGCTCTCTACACAATATCGTCTCCGTCTTGAGGCAATCTGTGAAAAGATCATTCAACGTGAAGAAGTTAGTTTAGAAGATATGATTTGGGCAGAAAAGTTGGCAAAATCAAATAGGTCTGCTGCCACCATTCTGCGTCAAGCAAGAAGAAAATCTGCTAATCCAGATATGCAGGAGGGAGATATGGATGATTTTTTGAACCAACTTGATCTTGGCAATCCAGATCCTGCAACACATAAAACAAATTTTATTGGTGGTGTTGACGATATCTTAGATTTCTTTATTGAAGATAAACCAGATGACTGGAGGCAACGGGACTGATGAGTGAAGTAACTTTTAAGAAACACAGAGTATTCCGTGAGACCGAAGCAGTTGTCTTCTACGATATTTCGGTAGATGGTTCTAATGCACAAGACCTTGTGTGTCACACTGGACCTGCAATCAGTCCTCCTGATGATATTGTAGGGGCAAAACAATTTTATATTCACTATCACCAGATTGATCACAACCGTGTTCTGTCTGGACTTCGCACATTTGAGTTGGTGAATCCCGAATGGAGATATCCTTATCATATCGTTCATCTCAATCGTTCTTCTGGTGCTCTGGTGATTCCTAAGATGACCTTCCATCGTTCTTATTCTGGTGCGGAGGGTTCTATTGTTATCAACCAAGCAATCCGTGATGAAGAGTTTGATCCAGAGACGGAGTTTATTCCCGTATCAGCAGCAAAAAATACCGAACTGTATCATATTCTCGCTCACGAAAAACCAGTAATCCATACCCTTGGAGAATGATATGGAAAATGATAAATGGCTTCGTGGACTCGATTTGTTTATTGAATCTGTTCTCAAACCAGATCATGATCTAAGACAGCAAGCAAAAGATCAAGACTGTTATGATGAGTTAATGCAGGTTCGTGAAGATGTTTTGAATTATTTGAAAACTTTAAGACTGTAACAAATTATACTAAAATAGTTGACTATATAGGATGAATAGGGGTATAATAATCCCCTAACGTTCATCCTATGACTAAAGCACTTTTGCTTTTAGCATGGGTTCCACTTCTTTCTATCTCTACGCCACAACTTGCTAAATCCAATCAAGTGACCATAAGTTGCGACGCAGCGTGGGAACTAATGGACATCGTTAAAAACGACGATGTAGTAGACCAAAGAAAAGAAGACCGATTGCTATCAGAACTCCGAAAGGATGTTGTGAAACTTAAGTGCTAAACTGAATAGGACGGAAGTAAGCCGACTCGGAACGGATCGTTCATCTATGGAAACACTCTTATTAACTTGTTTACAAGCACAGTTAATGGTTGGAAGAGTTTATAAAGTTGATATTCCAAAACAAGCAAAAAATGACTTGATTTGGGAGATTAAACAGATTACTCCAAAGGAGTGTAAAATAGACGCAAAAGCCGACTGAAGGAACGCCACCTAACCTAACAGTAAAGGAGC